GTAGCAGCAGCAAAAGGAACATAAGTTGCTCCTGGCCCTCTGTAGTATAACGCTAAATTGCTTCCTAAAATTGCCATATTATATTTTTTATGCTATTGTATATCTTTTACAACCTTGAAATGATACCGAATAACTAGCCACTCCACTAACATCACCACTATACGAAAGACTCATTATGTTTGCTAGGCCAGTTATTGTATATGCAGGAGATGTATTAACAGTAAATTTTATTGTAATTTGAGTTCTATTGTATTGCAAATTAAGAAAATCATCATAATCAAAACCATTAATAGCTATTAATCCATCGCAATCAACTGTCCAAGATGTCAAATCTGGTTTATACTCTACAGCCCATGCAGAAGAAATAGATGATACTGGCATTAGCTCCATACTACTTTGAAAATTACAATTAGTAGCTGAAGAAAATGGTATTGCAGTAGAACCATTCCAATAATATAAAATAACATCTGTTCCTAAAATTGCCATTTTTTTATGTTTTTAGCTTACTATCCACTTAGATACCGAAGTAGAAGAGTTGTTGGTATTTGTAATTTCTAGTAATTGTAAACTATTATTTTGATTTATATATAAGTTAGGAGTAACTCTATTTAATAAAAACTTTTTACCATTATAAGTTAATGCACTACTTGCAGAATCTGTAACAGTATAGCTATTTGCTAAATAAATTAAACCAAAAGCATTATAAGTTTCACCTAAATCACCTTCTAAAGTAGCATAGTTTCTACTTAATAGATTAGATAATTCTCTTGCTAATAAGTCTGGTAATGAAGGAAATAATGTTCCAGCAGCTCCAAAACTATACCATTGAGTTATTTGATTCCCATTAGCATAATAAAGATTACCATATATGTTTGGCAAATCAGATTTATATAATCCTAAAAATGTAGTAAAATCTTTAGTTAATGAACCAGCCGTACTTGCAGTTCTTGTTACTAAGTAAGATTCAGCTATAGAAGGATTAATATTTTGAACTGTTCTTGGATTCCTAAGATATGCTTCACCGCCACTTGGTGTAAAAAATTCTATATCTAATTTACCAGCTACATTATAATTTGTTCCACTTATAGTAAATACACCCAATTTTACATCTCTAGTAAATATTTGGTAAGAATTGTCGTTATTAGTATAATCTACTGCTAAACGAGTTGAAGTAAATGACCATGTGCCATCTGATTGTAAATAAAATTTATTATTAATAAAATTATTTATTGATACAGTAATGAAAAATGTTTCAAAACTTAATTGATTAGCAATAGCATCAAAAGATATTGTAAAAGTTGTTGGATATACAAAAGGAGAATAAATAACATCAGTAAAAAAACTAGCATAACCAGTATTACCTATTAATCTAATAACATCAAATTCTTGATTAGCATTTTGTAACCATGTTACAGAACCACCACTCCCTGCATCGAGGTCCCATCCAGTTGGAAAAACAAATCCACTAGGATAAGTAGTTGATTGTTTAAATGTAGAATTATGTGTATAGTTTTGTGCAGCCTCAACCTTGCTATCAACTCTTATAATTGGATAACCTTTTCTTGTTATCTTATTTTGTGAGTTATTAATAAAGTGAACATTTCCTGCAGAATAAGGTGCTACAGTAACACCATTAGCAATAGTACCAGAAGCAACAAGGTTATTGCTTGAAGCATTATATTGTGAATAATAAATAGTAGATTTAGCCATTTCATTTGCTGACATAATCCACCAATTACCTTGAAATTGAAATAACCTACAATTAAATGAAATCATTATTTGTTCAATAATGTCATATAGGTTTTTACCAACTAAATCTCTTTTATAAATATATGTTTGGTCAAATGGTTCGTAACCAGTACCATCGGCTCTATCATCCATTGCACTACCATAGTAAGAACAAGTAGAGAATAAATCACCAAGTGTAGGAAAACCTAAAGAATTTAAACCAGTTAAAATAACTGTTTTTAACTTGATTGTTGAATTAATATTGTCTGGGTAAGGATAAATAAGATTACGCATAAATGATAAGGCATCAATGCAAGTAATATTTACTTCTAAATTACCAGTAGTAAATGGTACATTAACATAGTCATTAAACATATAGCCTTTCCATATTACTGACTCAGTTCCGCCAATAGGAATACGAGATAATTCAACGTAATATAGTCTATCATTATAATCAAGCAAAACTGGGAAGTTATCATAATCGGCTTGTGATGACAATAAAAAAGATACGTTTAGCTGTGAAGATATAATTCCTGGTTCTGGTTCATCACTAATAGTGTTAGGTTCAATAGTTATAGAAGTAGGAGTATAATTATATACAGCACCAGTATATCCATCTTTGTATATATTAACAAAAAGAGAACTTCCATCTCTTAATGCTTGTTGTAAATTATAATTTAATCCGTATGCCATTATGTTAAAATGATGTTTTGGCCTTTAATATTTGATGCTCTTTGTGCTCTATTTACTGACAAAAGTAAGTCTTGTCCTCTTAATACAAAAGTACCACCCCCACCTCCACCAATCAAATCTTTTAATTTATCTAAAGGAGCTACGACTTCTGGATTAGATTTAGCTCCTGGATATTCTCCCATAAGACCCATTGTTGGCCCAGATATAATACCTCCATTAGCAAACTTTTGTACTCCAGTATTTTCTCCAGATGTTTTATTTATTTTAGCTTTTAAAACAGCACCAGCAGCAACTAATGCAATACCAGCAGCAATAGCCGCAACTGGATTAGTAAATGCCTTTTTAAATGCATCCATAGCAACACCATAAGCAATTAAAGCCTTACCAATATCTTGTAATCCAGATGATAATAATTCTATAAAACCTCCAAACAAATCTACTTTTTCACCACCTAAAGCCTTACCCAAATTTTCTCCAAACTGAACAATCGCATTAGTAGCAGTATCAGAAATAATATTATTAACCCTTTTCATTGCTTCAGCACCTCTAAGTGCTTTTTGGTCTAATCCCTCTAGTTTTGCATTTAAATCATCATAGAATTTAAGATAAGTAGGGAACATTCCAGTTCCAAAAGAAAAAGCCATTAAAGCACCAACTTTGGCCATAGATTGTTTTATGACTTCTTGCTGTCCAATTACATTATCTCTATTTAATCTTAGCTGAACTTTTAATTGTGAATCAATTAAATCAATTTGACCCTTACCAAATTTCTCTTGTTCTCTATAATCTTCTTCATTTCTCTTCTTTTTTTCCTTTCTTGTCTTAGCGTCTTGTGCAAGTAATTGTTCTTGCATAGATTGGCTTAAAAGTAGAATTTGGTCTGCATATTCCTTATATACAGCTTCACTTAAAATAGCCTTTTGTTTTTCATCGTATTCGCTATATTCAATCTTTTTTAATGATAATTGCCTTTCTGCCATAGCAAGTTGTTCTGCAACTTGATATTTTTTATAAGCATCATCTTCGTATAATTTAAGTTCTAGTTTTTTTGCATTTACTGTATCTTGTAAAACTTGTAAATTAAAATCTCGTGTTTGTTTTAATCTAGCTTTTTCTTCAGATTCGCCTTTATTATTTGGTTTACTAGCATTATATTTAGAAAACGGATTTAATAATAACGCTTTTGTATTTCCTTTTCTTAAATCTTCTAATTGTCTAAGTAGTGTTTCATTTGCTATAATCTCAGTTTGTAATCCCTGCAATTCAGTATTACCCATAAACCAGTTAATAGGATGAACACCTCTATTTGCTTTATTAGTTTCTATTGCAAGATTATTTCTTCGTTCTATTTGACCAATAGTTATTTCAGCTATTCTTTTACCAATAACTTCTTGCATTTGTTGTTGCTGTATAGCTTCTGTATAAAGATTTATTGCAAGTATAGCATCACCTATTGTCTTTATCTTTTTACCTTGCGCCTCATCTACTTCAGTAATTGCTTGTTTTGCTTCTGCTAATGCTTTATTTCTAATACTTTCTGTACTATTTACATCAAGCATTACATCGACTAATCCTTGTAAATTTGATATTTGACCATTTGTATAGTTCAAAGTATCTTTTATCTCTTTGTTTGTTTCTTTTAATGCTTTCCCAAAATCATTAGTTGTTTTAGTAGCACCAAACATACCCATATCAAAAGCTGTAATTGCGGCAACCAATGCAGAAAATCCAAAATATGCAGCACCAGTACCAGAAGCCATAGTACCAAATAAAGCTGGTAAATTGTTTTGAATACCTCTAAAACCAAAAGGTAAATCTTGCACAATCAATGATAATGCAGACCACTGTTTATTTGAATCTTTTAATCCACTTGCACCACCACCAATAGCATTACCAGCACCTTTGGCAGCATTTTGAGTTTGTGTTAAAGTAGTTTTTAATTGGTCTAAATTTGCTTGTAATATTTTAATTGCACCACTTGTAGGCTTCATTCCATTAGCTACAAGTTTAATCATGTAATTCTCAAGCGTAGCTATTTCCTTCTCAATATTTTTAACACTCTGACCAAATAAATCATTTGAGGCCCTAATGTTATTTATAGTCTTAGTGTACTGGTCGGTGGCCTTAATTATAATATCTATACCTTCATTATTCGCCATTATTATACTGGTTTAATATTTTCGTATTTTTTTAGTACCTCTTCTAATTCCTCTTTACTCATTATCCTTACATTCTTCTTTCTATTCCTTTTATCGCAATCTAACTCTAAAAGTTCTGCAGGTTTAACCTTTTTACCTTTAGGTAGTTGAATATTGATAAGCATAGTAGTTTGCCATCTTGACCTTACCCACTCTTGCTCCTCTTTATGCCTATAACCATACCAAATAAAGTCTAATTCAGCCATGGTCATCTCCCAAAACAAATGGGGAA